GCACTATTAGTATACTCAATCTTTGCAGCATCAAGAGCAGCAATAATAGTATCAATATTAGCGTTAATAGTGATAGTGTTCTTTACAAGTTTGAAATCAACGATAACACGTGCAGCAGGTACGCCCAACTTTTCAGAAATAAACTTTTTTACTGCTTTTTGGTCTCTAATTGGTGTAGTAAACTTTACCGTCTTAGTAGAACCATCTACAACGGCTACGCCTGTAACCTCATAAGAGTTAACCTTAACAGTGATACCATTTTGGATACGCATTTTAATTCCTTTCGTTAGTTGTTGTTAATGCGTGTTACTTAATTGTAATACATTGTTTCTAATAGTGTAAGTATTATTTTTTGCGGTTATTACTAGCCTTATTCTCTAGTTCAACTTGCCATTTTAGTAAGGCTTTTTGTTCGCGTTCGTATTCTTTCATTTTTACATAAAAATAACCTTTCAAGTAACCAACACAACCAAACACGACAATAATTAAAGCAAGTTCTAAGTAATGACTATTCAATAATAAATCACCTCTTTAACAAGCGTCTAAAAATTCTTCTGCACTCAAGTATAACCATTCATTACAGAAACAATTTAGCATTTCTAACAGTTCATCATATGACATATAAGAACAAATACAGTCATTTAATGAAACATCGTATTTTGTGCAATTTTTAAGGTGAACGTCTAAATTGTCCATAACTTCAAGTAATTCAGATTTATCAAGCATAATATAAAACCTTTCTACTCAACAACAACCGTAATATACTCTATTTTGTCATTGTTAAAATATTCAATTTCACAAACAAAAATATCATATTTAATAATATTGTTAGTCATAACTAACAACAAATTATATTGATTTTCTTTGTTTCGTGCGCCGTTGCACTCGTCGTTTTGATAGCAGGTGTAACATCTATCTTCAAAATCGCAACTATGCGGATAATAATGTACCGTAGTATCATACTTGCTATTGACTAACTTGACAAACTCATCAATATCAAGTTTCATAACTTTTTTGAAATTGTTCAACATTTTATTTCTCCTTACTTGATTTAGTAATTGCGTCAATCGTCACAATAACGCAACAAACCGCAATAACAACAAACATAGACATAACAACAATACCGTAAACGTAATCAAATAAATCCAATTTTCTCCATTCTTTAAAAATCTACAAAATACACACCAAACCAAAAAAACCAAAAATATGCGATTGACAAAGAACGCCCCGCAAGCGGTTTCCCTCTTGCTGTCTATTATAATACACTGCAACTGTTACGCCGTCAAGCGTCACAGTTTCATCTTCACAATTCCTACACAATTCAGAACAACGCTATAATATACTAATGTACGCGCGATACCACAAATAAATAACGTTGTCAAGAAGAAAAATAAAAAATAAGTAAAAATAAATCGCATACCATAATTAAAAATAAAAGTCAATACAAATTCACAAAATAGAAACAAATAAAGTTATCAACAAACTTTCAACAATGTAGATAACTTTAATAACAAGTTTTCAACAACTTTTCAACAATGTAGAAAACTCTCGTTTGGAACATATGAGCATATGTGCATATGTTAAAGTGAGCAATAGAAACATATGAATACCCATACATATGAGCAATATAAACATATGAGTAACTTCAACATATAAAAATACTGTAATAATGCATACATGAATACATGAACATATAAGCATATATCCAGTTAAATGCGCGCCGAAGCCTGAAAAAGTTTCTAAAAATACTGTAAATATTTTCTAATAAATCCTGACATGAAAAAACGCTAGGGGTATTGTTGAAATACCCCTAGCAATAAGCAGAAACACAATAAAATAAAAACGTTAGATTGAAAATAGTTCCCTAGCTTTGCTCAATCTTAATCTTTAGTTCGCTCAGCTTTGAAGCTACAGAATCGCTAACCATTTTTGCAATATCATCAGGATTTACTCCGTTAGCTTTAGCAAGCGCATCAATAGCAGCGTTTTGAGCAGCAAGAGTTGTTTTCATTTCAGCAACCATGTAATAGATACCTCTCACGCAATTATACATATTGCCTTCAGGCGCAGTGCTATCACCGTTTGCATTTTTCCAATCATAATTCCAACTCAAATTGTTATCCTCTTGACCTCCATAATAAGTATAGTCAAGAATCTTCTTTAACATATCATGCTCTTCATTAGTCATATCGCTACCTCCTGTAACGTATTGATTCCAAGTGCTAATATCACCGTAGAAAAAATTACCATCAAGATTGCCGTTATAACCATTCAATCTTAGCGATGAAGTAAATTGCCATGCAACAAGATTCCAACCGCTTGTATTATAAGGACAATTAGTATCACTAATATAATATGAATAGTTATCAGGATAACCAGCAAGCCATAAACCGCAATTATCTTTAATGTATTGAGAACCATAACCAAGTTGATTGATAAAACTACTAGACATATACACCCATGGATAAATGCCACTCAAAGAGTGAAACTTTTCAACGAATTTATTTAACCATAGATTGCTGCATCTAGTATCCTCAAAATCTAGGACTGGAATACCCAGCCCTAGATATTTCTTGATTGCGTTAAAAAAGAAAATTGCTTCCATGCTTGCATCATTAGGACGTGCAAAATGATATACACCGAATGGTATTTTCTTATCAATGCAATGTGCAACAAATCTGTTACAACTACTATTGATATAATCAATACCCTCTGTAGCCTTGATAATCATAAAGTCTGTATCAATAGCGTTTGGATTCATATCATTTTGATACCCTGAAATATCAATACCACGAAGCATAAAAGATTCTCCTTAATACTGACAAGTAACATTGCCTGTATCGTAATCAAATATTGTTACTCTTTTCATTGCGCCTGTAAATGCACTATTACCCTCAAGTCGTTCAATCTTTAGAGTATTGTAATAATCACTGTATGTATAAACGTTAATAATACTCGTTTCATTAGTGATTCTTGAAACGTTATTGTACTTATCTAAAGTAGTTGAACCTACAGCAATATGAGGATACTTCATAGGTGTACGTGAAACAAGTAAGGCATCTGAATGGTCGTGACCGTAGAACCAACCTAGAACACGTAAGCCCTTAATTACATACTCATCTACAAGTTCGTTCAAAGAGTTAATCAATGGATACCAATTAAAGCGTCCTTGATAATCAGGGAAATTACCACTTGCAATAAAATAACCATCGCAAGAATAATTACATTGCAAGTATTTAGGTGAAACAGGCAACTCGTGAGAACCAAGGAAAACTTTAGTTTTTGCAGCAAGGCATCTTTCAAGCGTTTCAGTTAGCCATTGAGTTTGCTCTTTCATTTCTTCTTCAGAAATAGCGCAAGTATCAAGCGAAATGTACTCAATATTCTCGTCATTAAAATGCTTGCTATACCAAGTTTTATTAGTAGTTACACCCCAAGAACCTTTATAGGGATCAATAAACTTAGTATACAATTCACCTTGTGATGGTGGATTTGTAAAGCCCTCTGCAAAAGTTTTGTATCGCTCGTGATTACCGATAGAAAACAATGATGTTTCTAGGTGCGTATCAGAAATATCATTAGAAAAATAATCACGAACGGCATCGCCTGTATGAATCTTTAGATTCACCGCAAGTTTATTGAGGACACGTAAAGTGTGAGCAATTTCAGGCGAGTTGTGCGAATCGCTCCAATGTGCAATCTTAAACTCCATATTAAGCACTCACTGTTCTCATAGGATACAAAGCGCAACCAAAATTCTTTAGATTTGTAGATGCGTCAATAGTCGAACCAGTACCAAGGAAACCAGTCTTTGTAAGATACAAACCGTCCCAAGTCTTAAAATCAGTACCAGTAACGTAAGCAATAACCATACAACCAGTATTGATATAATTAGCGGTAGGTTTCTTAACGTAATTAGGCATCTTGATTGTTTGACGTGAATCGAAGATACTTGCAAGTGGCGTCTTGTTATCCTTATCAAAGTAATAAATGCAAAGAATATCAAACGCAGGAATGTAGAAACCCTTTAGCGTGATACCAGCAGGGCAAACCATTTCATCGTTATCAGCGTTAGAATTAGTAGAATCAAAACAGCGAATCTGTAGCGTACTCAAAAGAGTAGTCATTGTGCTAGTTGAAAACTTGCTTGTTTCAAGAGTACCGTCTTTGATATCTACATTTTGCAGTGGAAACTTAGCTGCTACAGACTGAATAAGCTGCTTAGATTGCAGTGCTTCTGTAGCCTTAGCGTTAGCCTGTGCAACAAGTGTATTTGCAGAATCGGCGGTTTGCTTTGCAGTTGCAGCATCGCTTTTAGCTTGAGTTGCAAGCTGCTTAGCTTCAGCAGCAGCAGAGTTATTTGTTTCAGCACTTGCTTTAGCAGCGTTAGCGGTTTCAGTAGTTTCATCAAGCTTTGTTGACATAGTAGAAACTTTAGAATCAAGCGTTGTGATAGTACCGTTAATAGTAGATACATTACTTGTAATAGTATCGTTAATATTAGATGCGGTAGTTGTAATACTCTGCTTAATTGCATTTACCTGTGAATCAAGATTGCTTGATAGAGTTGCAACTTTAGCTTCCGTTGCAGTGTTCTTTTGCAGTGCTTCATTTGCATGACCGTTAGCAGTAGTAACATCTACATCTTGCTTATGCAGAATTGTATCAATCTTATTGATTGAAGAATTATACTCAGCAAGTAGATTAGGTACTGAATCAGGCTCGTACAAATCAAGCTTATTAAAATCAGTATACTTACTAGACATTGTAACCTCCAACTAGATATTTTTTAGGTACTTTCATATCCTTAAATTCATCAAACTTTGAACCAAGTACAGCAACACCAGCACAATTCATACCGCAATTAGCAAGAGAATCAACTGTATTAAAAACAGCATTAAGACGATTTACTGTAAATGCATACATAGAATCTAGCTTTGATTGCTCCTTATGTGCGTCTACTGAATCAGTAGGCTTACCCTCAGCAACGTTGTAATCCATAGAAACCTGCGTTAAAGTTTCTACTTTTTCATCTAGTTCAGACAACTGATTATTAAAATCAGTTACAGCGTTAGCTAAATCTTCAGGCTTTACAGCACTTAACTCTCCTACTTTTCCTGTAAGATATTCACTATACTTCATTAGCTTATCAATTTCAAGACAAATAGCCTTTACTCTTTGCTCGTGACTGTAAACATCATAATAGAATTTCGGCAACGCAGGTGTAAACTGTGTAAAAGAGTTATATGGAATTAGTGAAAAATCGTAATCAACTGTTTCGTCCATTATTACTCAACTCCTTTCTGTGCCGTATTAAGATACTTGAAAAGTGAGGTATTAGCAAACTCAGGATATGCTTTAGTTACATTCTCTAAAATAGAAGCCATTTCCATAACAATAATGTATACACAAACAACCTCTACGCTAGGAACAGTAAATGAAACGTTAGCAATATGTGTGAATCCAATAGTAAGCGTATAGCTAACAGCAATAAGAATAAGCATTAGTACCTTATGACCGATTCCCTCACGCATCTTTGCAGACTGAATATTATGAAGAATAGTTGCAGCAGTAAAACCAGCAACAATATCAGCAAGCATCATAATACACGCAATAATAATAGACCATAGTTGAGACTCATTAAGTACATTAAGTGTATTCATAATAACGCTCCAATCCATAAAATCACCTCTTCTCATGTTTAATAGCTATTTAAGTTTACACTAAACAGACATGAGAATAGCGAACCCATATCGTTTATAATCAGCAGGTCAATATCATTGTAATCATTTATCCGCTTTGTTACATCGATAATATCAACCTGATTGATTCTCTGAAACTCTTTATCTCTACCGTTAGTTGCATAATCAGCATTTTCGCTTGATAATTGCGTCTGTGGAAAATCAGAATAAATATCCCTACTCTTAAAATACTCTGAATTAGCACCAAATAACTCAGGCGATTCATCAAGTAATTTATATAGACGTACATATTTCGGCATAATCTCATTCATTTTACGAATAAATTCATGCTTCCAAATACCCGGTGGTGTAAGAGAAATTTCACGGAAATAATAGTGATTAACAATCTTTTTGCGTAATTGCAAATCCTGCTTATCACTGTATTTATCCCATTCCCAACCAGTAAGTTTATCATCGCAAAAACCTGCATCAATTAACTCGCAAAGTTGAATACTTACAACTGCGTGAAAATCAGGCTCTTCTGTATAATCAATATCTTCAACCATATTATTCACCTAATTCAGACATAGATTTAAGACTATGAATAATATTCCAATTTTCGCTTTCATAATCTTGACGTGTAACAACCTTAATAGGCTCGTCTAGCAAATCACCGAATCTCTTATTAAGTTCATCTGCTGCTTTACGACGTTCATCAATACTACTAGAAACAATCAGATTTGCAGGATTTTCTTGCGCTCTGATTTCATCTTCTGTTTGACGCTCTTGTTTTAGTGTAGAATTTTCGATACCAAGCATTGTGTAAATTCTACCCCAAGTATTAGCTTCATCTATAGCAAGTTCTTCACCAATGAATTTAACGCCTGTAGTTAAAGCATTATAATTAAGCTGCTCAAAACCATCTGTAGTTAAAACAGCAGGTTCACCGCCATAAATCTGCTTGAATAGGTTAATCATATCTTGCTGCTTTTCTTGAGGTCCACTTAGAATAAATGGAATTTGCTGATGCAGGCGATTCATACGCTTTGTCATGCGAATATGTACAAGTTCGTTTGCATACAACTCAATACCACTCATAAGAGGATAGCGTGTTTCATTGTCAAAAACAACTACTCCATTATCCTTATCGCAAGAATAACGTGTTCCGTTGTGTCCAATAGCTTCCCATTTAATAGGTCTATCATACATATTCAAATGACCGTGAGGTGCGCATTGTAGCGATAGAAACTTTCCTTGCATCTTTTTAGGAAAAGAAATAGACGCCATTCCCTGTGTAATCAATACATATTCAAGATAACGTGCATCACAAGTTGTAGGTAAACCTATCCATTGAAAACGTGACATAGCCATCTTTAACATTATATCAACATAATATTGATATAAGCGTGTATTTATTTGTGACGTTTGCCACAACATAGGGTTTCCGTTCGTTCTATCAATATTAGTTTTGCTTCTCTTTTTACCGCCACGTCTACTCATTAGAAATACCTACCGTTTCAAGCTTCAAAGATTTGCCTAGAATCTCTTTATAAATATCATTTGCCTGATTAGCAACTTGAGTGCTTAAAGCAATATCGCTATTCATCTTTTCAATATAAGTAGCTTGTTTTAGCTTAATATCTTTGTCACTTAAAGCATACTTAATTTTATAATCAATAATCATTTGAATCTCTTCATCAGTCATACCCTGAAAAGTTTTCAAATTAAGCAGAATACTAATATCTCTAGGTGGTAGAGTTTTAACAGCAGTATCATTAGTATCTGTAATAGGTGTATCATTAGTTGTCATAAATATCAACCTTTCCGATTAAATCAGGTGACTTCCAAACAGTAACGCCATTCTTGAAAATATTCTTTAGCGCATTTTCAATTCCGAATGTTGCAGCTTTTCTAATATCAATCCAAATATCAGATACTTTCCAATACGTGAATGTTTCCATAAGGTTTAATCCAGTATCTTTAACATTCCAAATTTGATTCAGATTATAGCCGAATCTTGCAAATTGTGCAACTGTTTGTTTAATTGCAGATTCAGACTGTGTACGTAGCCTAAACTGAATACCGTTAATACCATAAGAATACATTTCAGCATTTCCGCTTGCTTGCGTCAACTGAATAGGATTGCGCTTTGATGCAGCAAGCATAGAATACATTACGCCGTCTTGCGTATTTTCTAATACTTCTTTAGCGTTTATAATTGCAATATCATCAGTACGTAAAGCATTAGCATAGCTAGTCTTTTTTGTAGTATCTGCATTGCTAATAGCAGTATCACAAGTTCTACTAGCATTTCCAACAACTGTATTATACGTTCTATTAGCATTACCTACAGACGTGTTATAAGTGCGTGAATTATTGCCAATATCTGTATTATAATTATTAGCTGCATTTGTAGTTGTTGTATTGTAATTATTATCAGCTTGTTTTCCTGCGCATAAATTATTATTATTTGTTTGTTCTGTAGTGTTTGCAGTAGTAAGTTTTGTAATTGTATCAGCAATTAAATTACCTCTATTAGTAACAGTTCTATTCATATTAGTAGTAGCATCTGTTACAGCAGTATTTGCACCAGTAATAATACTTGCATTTGAATTATTAGTTTCAGCGGTAATAGCAGCTAATGCACCACCAGCAATACCCATGGCAACAGCACCAGCAGCAGAACCAGCAGGTCCTAATGCAATACCCATGCTTGCACCTGTCATTGCGCCTTGTGCAGCCCCTGTTTTAATACTTGCAAAACCAGATGCAGCAGTTGTTGCTGCCGTTGTTTCATTTTCAATTTTAGTAGTTGATTTTGAACATTCATTTTTTTCAGCGGTGTCGTTAGTGGCTTGCATATTTTTATTTGCAGTAATAGATATAGATGTTCTATTAGCACTTTGTGTATTAGCGTTATTACATAGAATACTAGCATCAACATTATCACGCATTGTTTTAGCTACATTGTTAGTATTAGATTTAACCGTATAAGCTACATTATCAGCGTTAGTCTTTACAGTACCAGCCAAATCAACACTATTTGAATTTGCCGTGCTTGCTAGATTCTGCTCATTAGTCTTAGCAGTTTTGGCAGTTTTTGACGCAACATTATAAGCGTTATCAGCAGACGTTGTGGCATTGTAATAACCAAGATTAGCACTTCTAACACTATTATGATAACCTGTTAAAGCCTTTTCTCTTGCAAACTCAATAGAGTTGTTATATTCATCAATATACCAAGCAGTTTCACCGTCCATATAAATTGCATATGTAGGAATACCTAGTTTAATGGTATATTTACCCCAATCACCATAATCAATAGATTCATCTGATTCACTACCGTCAAGACGCTTCCAAGTGTATTTATTAGAACCAACTCCATTGATACCAGTTAAAAACATACGGCAATCAAGAATAGGAAAAGCGATATTAGTTAGCATATTGATACCGATAGACCCTGTGTCCTCAATATGAATCTCAATATCTTTTCCATTATTATCAGAAAACTCAATGTAAGAATAAGGATATGTGAATAGCTTTGCAAAACGCTGCTCTTTTTCATCAAAACCAAACATTTCTTTTGTAAGGTTATAATTGCCTAGATTCTTACGAACATTAGAACAAGCATACATATCATGCTTACAGAACGTAAACTTATCACCCAATGTAATCATGTTTTCATCAACAATAAAAACAGCCTTAATAGAACGCAAAAAAGTAGGAATATTCTTTGCAATATCACTTAGAAAAGTTTTATCGCTTGCTTTTACCGCAAAAACGTTAGTGCCATTAAGCGTCATATTATCTACAGAATTATGCATAGAAACAGGCGTTTTTAAGTCTGAATAATTTCTACCGTTTCCGAATGAATAATTATTAACCTGTAATTGCTTTCCGTACCAGTCACTAGTATCTGAATAGGTAGGTTTAGCAAACTTAGAACCAGCTTTAACAGTTCCAAAAGAACCATTTACAATTTGCTCTTTATTTGCGGTACACGCAAAGCAAACATATTTTTCACCATTACCAAATGGAATAAACTTAGAATCTTTAACAATGCTAGAATTATCAAAATTAACATCAGGTGCAAGCAGATACTTATTATTGTTAATAGGATTCTTCAAATAAGCATCTGTATCGCTAAATGCAACGGGTGCGTGTCCTTGCTCTAGCATCATATAGTTAATATCAGTATCATAAATAAAGTTAGTCCATACATCAAGAGAAATATTCAAAGCAGTAGTATTAGCTGCAATAGTTTCAACATCATTGATAAAGAAATACCAACGCTTATAATCACGCTTATTCTCATAATCTACTGGATTATCAAAATTAGGCATCATTGGTACATCAATATATAGATAATTATAAAGCATACAAGTATCGTATGGAATAGGTACTTTAATAGTACCATCAGGTAACAATGGAATATTTGTTTCAAGAATAATAGAATCAGATTCATCAATAGAATTAAACCACTTATTACATTCCTCTTTAGAATCAAACTTTACAACATTATCATAGTCTGAATCCCATAGAACATTAACAAGTGTAATCTTTGTACCTTTATCCCAACGTGTATAATCAAACTTATTACGATAGTTATTAGTATTGATTGTATTAACGTTAGGAAAACTACCTTGTAACTTTGAAAATTGCATATAATCACGCTCCAATAAAAAATACCCGTTACGGTGATTATACCGTAACGGGTACAAAAACTCAAGCTGCTAGCTGTTTATTACTTAACAGTTGCTTCGCAAGTTGCAGAGTAATCAGAGGTTGCGCCTGATGGATTAGTATAAGAACTAGTAACAACAACCTTAATCTTATCACCTGTCTTTAGATTCTTTGCAACATGGAGAATACCGTATTCATCAACCCTAGTAGTAGAAGATTTAACAGCGGTAGTACCACGCATAACAGAAACATCAAATGTAGCTGCATTAGGAGCAACGGTAACGCCTTCAATAGTAGCAGGCTCAAGAGTACCAGTTAGCTTAACAGTAATTGGAGTGGTAGAACCAGCAGCAGGAGTAGCATTTCCAAGAGTTGCAGTAATACCAGTTACTTTCTGCTTAACAACAGTTATATCTGTAGCAGTACCAGTAGTAAACATAATAGCAGGTACAAATGGAGAAACACTATAGATACCCTGATGATGCAGGAAATAATTAGTAGCTAGTGTCTTAGGATTGTACATACTTGTATTCTGATAAATGGTATCTCTACATTGGAAAAAATCCTCCGTTGTTAGAATTGCAACACAATCAGGAACGGGGAACTCGTCTACAAGAACAGTCCTATAAGAAATCTTAGCCTTATCAAGCTGGAATACCGCTGCAAGAGTTTCAACGTCAATGTTTGCTTGAACTTCAGGAGTAATCAAAAGAACAAGCTCATTAGGCTTAACAAAAACGGGTACATCATCAATATCACTTGCATTGTAAACAGTGCTAGGGAATGTTAGCTTACCTGCATATGCTCTAGCAGCTGCAAGAAATTCCTTGCCTGTAGCTTCATCGTGAGGTGCTGCGCTCAAATGATGTTTATAAAACTTCCAATTCTTCTCATAAAATGCAATAAGCTGCAACATGATACGATACTCGTCATATTCATCTGCGTTAATTGGTAGCTGCAAGAATGATGCGATTAGCTTATTAAGTCCATACGTATCAGTAAAAGCAGTACGCAACTCTGCATCAACAATAGTAATATCGTATCTATCACGCCTATCAACAGAGTGATACCAAGTAGCAACATCAGGACGATTCATTTTGAATACGTCTTCAGCATCATCAGTATAGGAATGTGCCTTAATCCACTTTGGAATCATTTCCTGAACAGTAGAACCGTACATAAGTTTTGACTTCTTAAATACGGAAAGTGGATTCTTAAAAGAGTGTTGATGAACATAAGTATCACCAATACGCATAACCAGTGCATCAACAAACTGATTATAAAAATTCCTATTAGTAGGGTCAAAAAGTGCCTTTACAGTTGCATCAATAGAACCCTGTGTAGGCTCAGGAATACGCTGCTGGAAATCGTTAGTACCATTGAGCCAAATATCGTGCATAATAGTTGTGTTTTTTTCAGCCATTATAATTACTCCTTAATCAGTAATGAATAAATCAAGAATACCATCATCAGAAACATCGTTATCAATATCCATATCAGAATCATCATTAATATCTGAATCATGGATAGTTGAGTTTTCAATAAGTGTGTCCTGAGTTGCAGTAATCTTAGTAAGTGAATCATTGATTGAGTTCATAAACTCATTGAGCGTGTTCTGCATCTGATTAAACATTTCAAGCGTTACAACGTTATCAGAATCAGAAACATTTCCATCAGTAGAAGATACATCAGGATTTTTCTCACCTGTATCAGGCTTCTTATCCTCGTCTTTAACATCAGGCGTTTTATCCTCGTCTTTACCAGTCATTAAAACTCCAATCTAACGTTTACATACAACAAAGCGGATAGACTACACTATGTGCGTCTATCCGCATTTTAGCATAATCGCTCAATTCATGCAAGCAGTTAAAATGGGCGATTAACCTCACGTGGTGTGCGAGAAAATCAATTCTAATCGACCGCAGCTACCACTACTCACTTTATGCATGATGGCAATTACATTTAAGATTCTATACTATCAGGGAATAGCTTGTCAACTTTCAATTCTAAAATCCAAGCCCTATCAGAACCTTTCCAATAATTACCATGTTTATCTAACTCTGTAAAGCCTGCTTGCATAAGTGCCAATTTAGCTGCGCCATCATCACCGAATACACCAATTACAAAACCCAATGCATCATTCCAATATTCTTTAGAACAATCATGCATAACTACATAAGCAATATCAAACATTGTACTTTTCTCCTATCGAACGCCGAATAACTTTAGAATATCGTAAAAACCAATCATTACACTTTCATTCTCATAACGTAATAAGTTGTAATAAAACATATCTGCAACATATCGCATAGTGCCTGATAACCTGTTTGCTGCAACATAGTTTATTGATGCATCATCACGTGTTAAAGAATAAATATTTTTTCCTGTGTTATTAGGAATCTTTTGTGTTACATAATAATATCCCTCCATTTGGTCTAACCATATTCCATACTTTTTACCATTACATATAATACCGAATGAAAACTTTGCGTTCTTTGACTTCTGTTTGATAAACTCCTGATTCTTTCTAATAAAGACGTTATCTACAGATACTTTTCCCTCTTCCGTTAAAGCATACATTCTACCTGCTACAGTCCCAGCAGCTTTTTCACGTGAATATTCACCGGGGTCTGCATAGTGCAATAAAAACGTTTTATTATTGTACCATCTATAACCATACTTAATATCAGTACCAACTTTGTACGCAAAGAAATACGGGTTTGCCAAGTCACAAGCATTAGCTAATAAATACACTCTAGGACGTAATGATTCATCGTCTGCTCTTTCACGGGAAACGGTATCAATAAGATTAGCAAACTTTAGAAACTCACCGTTAAGATATCTATGATATACATCTGAACGTTCAAGAATAGCCTCATCAAAAATGATACGTCTAACATTATCAAATGTGCGCTTCTTTAAGTTCTGCGCATCGCTAAGTGCCACAAAATAGCCAATAAGTTTCCATGTAGGTTTCTCTTTCTTGTCATCAGGTTTCTCTGCTATATAAGCACTGTGTGTATCAGTTCTGAAAAGATAACCCTTAAATTCATCTAATTTTGCAAGTCTATTAAAGTATCCATCAGATACGCCGCTTAACTCATTCTTAAAACGTGTAACTTCTACAAATCTTGAGCCATCTCTCAAAAAGTCCTTAATACACTGCTTTCTTAAACCGAATGTTTTACCTACGCCACGTGCGCCGATAACCATTGTAACATCAGCGTCATATGATAGCGTCTTTTCCCAATCGTAATATTTAGGCATAATTACACTCCATTAGAACCTTAACGCCGTCCTCAGTATCACCTTTAACATATATGATACCGTTAGTTTTGTCATAACTAATATATCTACAGTTAGTATTCACGTCACGATTATACGCGTCGCGTAAGTACGCTACCGTTGATGCGTTCGTGAATTTAAGCGTTTCGCCGAGCCATCTTCCGCTGCTCCACAATGCTCTTGATTGGTGTGACGTGACGTGTCGTGTCGCTCCGCTCCAATCCGTGACATCTAAATCGACTTTATCATACGGTTTTGGAGCGTTTGATTCTAGTATGTGTGAAACGCTGTTATCTACGTACACGTTATAACCGATACATAACTGCAATACATCTTCAATCTTATATTTCTTTGCAAGTTCTGTTATTACCGTTTCGATATTCACGATACCTATTGGTCTAGGTAAACCAGCAGCGGTAACGTGTGCTTTCCCATCGTATGAAACTCTGCATTTATTCCATAGTTCAATATGCGTTTCATAATGCTTCCCTCTGTTCTCAATATCGAACGCTCCAATATCTTTAAGCGAGGACGCTTTAGTAGGAAATGTTTTTCTTAGTCGTGTCATAGTCTTTGTAATTGCTTCTTTTGATGCATCTGCAATAGGTTGTAAAGCTGCGTCTAGTTCTTCGTCTGTAACATTAAATGCGCAAGATACTTTCATAGAATCAGTATCACCGCCTAGCACTTTTACACGATTTTTCATCGCTTTATAAAGCATTTCCATAGCAAGTACCATATGCATACGTGAACCACCTACAATCCTCAATCCGTATGTATATAATACTCTAAGTGTATTCATATCGTTCTTTTCATCAAAGTTAAACGGCGTTGTCTTTGTCATTTCATCTACTATCAATTCACCATTCTCGCATTTATAGCTAGGTTTATAGACATCTTGTGCCATCGTTCCATAAATACCATTAAACATACCCTTAACTGTTCCTGTATACCAACTCTCAAAAAATTGTGCAGGACAAGTTCCATTTCTTAATTCTTCTGCAATACCATCAGGAATACCTGTTAGATTGTATTCATAAGGTACACCTTCTGTGTAGTGTTTTGAAATAAACTTTGCTCTACTTTTCATCTCAAATAACTCATTACTCTGTAGTGTTACAAAATCAGGAGGTGTTCTAAACTTGCCTGTAGCTTCACCAATAAGAACTTCCATTTTATCCCATTCATAAACACGGGAAACGCACCATAACTCTAACTCTGATAAGTTCAAAATACATTCATCTGCTGCATACATTTTTCCAAATGCGCATTTACCGTTTTTCATAGTATCGTACCAACCATAGCTTCTCACTTCATTTTCTTGTGTAGTTGCTCTAGGATCTTGCCCAATATCAATACCAGCTATTACTTGACTTTTGAATTTTGAGGTTGATTCAAGCGCAATTCCCCATTTCTCAAAACACGTTCCTTTACGTATGCGTATATTCTTAAACCAAATGCGAGCATGAATAGCGTTTAAGAACGGTCTTTCATAATGCTCTAATATGTACTCTGTAGGCGTTTTCAAAATCTGATTGCATATAACTTCTATTTCTTTGTTATCACGAATCGTAAAATCTTCAGGAATAAATCTTCCGTTAATAAATGTATGATGCATTGAGGTTACATCAAGCGATACAACATTATGCACTATCTTATTTGCCGTTGCTGCTGCGGTGAACGTAAAACCACCTCTAAAGCACGCTTTTCTTAATGCGTATTGTCCGAACGTTTTCGGTCGTTGCGATAAACATTTCTCTATAAATGCTTTATCAAGTGATAGTTTTTTACCGTCTTTTTTATCTACGTATAAACTACCGATTTGCTTACGTGCCATTTGTCTTACAATAGACGTTTTTGTTAGTACACGGTTTCCTAAGTCATCTTGTTTTAACCATTCATTTGCGTGTAATAGATACCTTAAATACATTGGAATAACTTGTGTATCTCTACCAGCATAAAATAACTCTTCTTCTGATAACGGCGTTTCAGGTGTTCTAATAAGTGAATAATCCCAATCTCCAACCGCTTTCGGTAACCCCGCCGTTTCTCCCATCGCTTTTAAACCACGCATTTCAAGATGATATGTATCCCAAAATCTAAGCAGCATATTATCTGTTTCTTGCTCGTACAAATCTACTGTATAAACATTAGTGCTTGATTGTGCATTTACTCTAATATCATATTCACCATTCAAATACTCCATCATTGGCTGCAAGTCAAACATCAAGTTATAAGCACAAATAATAGGTACTCTTTTAATAGCTTTTCCATACAGAATATATTCTTTAATCTTTTCTTCCATTTCTTGTTCTGTTCTATAAAAGTTTATTGTATCGTCTACATCAGGTTCATAATTGTACAAGTCAATATCTCGCAAATCGTTATCAATAAAAAGAACGGGAAAAGCTATCGTTTCACTCCCCTCTCCATAGTTAGTAGTTTCTGTATCGTAAGAACAAACAATGGAGAATTTTCTACGCTTATATCTCATTTCTTTTCTTTTACTAATGCATAGGAGCGTAATCAGGAGCGTTAATAACATTACCAGTAATAGGCGATGCAATATATTCATCTTCATTATCCTTTAATATCTCAAACGCAGCAGCTTTTTCTTCATCAGTCCAACCTGCGTCAGGTGTAGCGAGAATCTCACGTGCTTTTTGTAGCTGCAAATTCTTCTCATTATTCACGATATCATCAAACAATCGTCCTAAATCAACTTGACCGTATGCTTTTAGAATCGCTTCATATCGCTTTGTAGGGTCAACGTCAGGTCTATTCCATGCTTTTCGTGTTACGTTGAAAAATGTTTGTACTTGATATTTAGTATAAATACTATCTGCTTTCACGCTTGCTTTATTTATTTCAATTCTTGTAGCGTTATTTTTCTTGTTTATTCCTCTATAAGTGTATGCATCAAATCTTGTGTTTAGTTCTTTTAGATTTTCAAAGTTTGCTTCTACTTTTTCCTTGCTACGTATTTTCTTTCCCGTAGACTTTGCATATGTTCTTGTACTGTTTACCGCATTTTTCAGTTTTTTAATGTTACTCTTAATATTTCTTTTCGTTTCTTCATTTTGCGTGTCTTTTATTACTTGCTTTAGCTTTTTTATTCTGTTCTCTGCTTTCTTACGCTCGTTGCGTATTTGATTATAGTTGCTCATAGATAACCACCAATAAATGATTAAAAATAGGGCGCAACCTATTATTTAAGCTACGCCCTATTGTGTGTATTAAACGATTAAGGTTAAACAGCAGGTACAACACTCTTCAAAGTGTTGCCATTATTGAGCGTCTGCTCAATACACTTAACCTTAACAACCTCGCCTGCCTGCAACTCTGCGCCCCAAAGAGCGGTAATAACTTTGAGTGAACGTGCAACGCCATCAGACTGCGAGAAAAGAACCTTACCATCTGCAAGGATTAGATAGTTATTGGTACAATCATTTCCTGATACAGCACGTGTGCCGGGAGTAGTAACGATACCAACAAGCTCAATAACCTTGTTTACATAGTTCTTGAGTGGCTCACTACCATTAAGCGCGGTTGCAACCTTAATTTTTCCCTCATTGGTAGTCATATCAAGAGTGCAGATATACCCCTCAGGAATGTTAAAATCAGGTGTAGCGGTAGTGATAGCTGCGGTTTCCTCAGCCTTAACAATCTTCTTATCAGTTGCCATAATAAATACTCCTTAAAATTGAAATAATAGTTACTGTTCTTTTGAAACTTTTTCAGTACGTGAGATTTGGTCTGCTTCAGCAATAAACTTTTCCAATGGCATTGATGCATAAAAAGCATCTAGCTTTACAGACTTTACCAATACACGCTTACAACCTAGCTTTTTACTGCAAGCGTTTGTTGCCCGTGTAATATCACTGTAATCTCCATACAATTCAACAGTTGTTTCACGCATCTTATTTTTCTTGTCAAATACGACGCACTCACAAGCTGTTTTTACTACACGCCTACCGATTCTTGTTTTTAATCCCATAACACCGCCTTTCATTTTCTTGTGCTATACTGTACTCT